TCTTTATTAGCTAAAGTTAAAACTCTTTGATATACTCTATCTACGTTTATCATAGTATTTTTTTATTTTTTATAAGGAAACATTTTGTTTAGTTTCTCTTTTCTTTTATTGCAACCACAGTCTTTTTTACCTGTATACCTTCCCCCAAGTTCAAATAAAGATTTTATACCGGTTACTTTTGTAATTTTTTCTACTGTATCACCTAATCCTTTTGATTTTTCCATATAATTAAATTTTAATAAATGGTCGCCCCGAAGGGCAACCATATTATTGTTGTTATTAGTTTAATCTTTTCTCTATATTAGAGTAGATTTCCATTCCTTCATCAGTTTTAAACCAATGTGCTAAAGCGGTGTATGGATGCTCGTCAAATGGTATTGTCATTATCTTTCTACCATTACTTCCCCATAAGAAGTTTCTTTGGTCAGAAGATAATCTTAAAACACCATTTTCAACAGCTCTAATACCAAAATTTCTTAGCATTACGTTCTCATCATCAGCTAATTCTAAGAATAGTTTAGGGTTATTCCTAGCAAATACTAATAAATCTCTTTTAAGTTCCTTAGAACTCAACTTAGATACTTCAGAGCCTTTTTCAACACGCATGATAGCTTCAGCCATATCAATATCGATATTTCTAGCCGCAACTAAGGCATCAACTTGCGTGTTTAACACATCAATTTCATCAGCTGCCAATGCTGCTGGCTTATATTCTTCATAAATACTATCTTTATGTGGATGATATAAACTTAATAGTTTTTGTAAAGTCGTTTTTTCTTTTTCTACAAATAAAGTACCAGATCTAAATATAATGTGTTCTAATCTTTGATCACCTTTCATTTCATCTACAAATGGTGTTTTTTGATTTTGACAATACTTAAGTTCTCTTTCATAACCTTTTTCGTTATCAAAATAATAAATATTTGCAGATTTAATTGATCTTGATAATGGTTTTTTACCACCTTTCAAGGTGTATAATCTATCTTTTATTTCCCATTCATCTTTTGGTTTTATTCTTTCTCTTACTTTTGGTTGTTCTACAACCGGAGCAGTTTCTACAACTGTCTCTTCAATTTGAGGTTCTTCTACCTCTACTTTTGTTTCTTGTTTTTTTGCCATAATATAATATATAATAAAATTAATAAAAATAAAAAGGACCGAGGTCGAAACCTCGGTCTTTTAATATAATAAATGCTTATTTCATTAACATGAAATTGTTAGCACCTTGTGTAACTAAACATCTTTCAGAAAGCATGTGGATTTGCATCGCATCAAGCGCAGATGTAGCAGCGCCAACCGACCCAGTAACCCATGATTTCATTCTTCTGTCATCAGTTTGAGAAGCTCTATATCTAACATGTAGGAAAGGACGTTTAAGATTCTTTCCTAAAGCTTGGTCATAAACAGTAGATGTACCAGCTGGAATTATAACCCCTCTAATAGCGGCGCTAGTAGCAGCTGAATTAATACCACCTCTAGTAGCCTTGTCGTTTAAGTATCTCATATCAGATTTATAGAAATCATAAGAACCTCTTCTGAAACCAGAGAAACCTAAATTTAATGCCATATCCTCAGAGTTGTTAAATACCCCATAAGAAGTACCACCAGCACCATAAGAATTCATAGAAGCTAACATGTCATCCATAGCTAGCGAAGTAGCTCTATTAACGAACATCATGTTTTCTTCAATAGCACCTTGGTTGTCAAACTCAGCTAATATAGCGTCGAATTCAGCTAAATCAGTTGCAGCGTTAACACCAGTAACACCGGAAGTTAAATTACCTCTATCTTCGATAGCTGCAAATAAACCTTCAGTACCAGCGCCGTTAGCACCCGCGTCAGCAGATCCTCTAACTTGACTATTAGCACCAAAACCAATGATAGATGCAGCAGCTGTTTTCTCAGCCTCAAGCATAGTCATCTCCAAGTGATCGTTAAAACGAGCTCTTGTATCAGCCTCAGCCTTTAGGTACCACATATATCCAGAAGCACCTCCTTCAGAAGCAACTTCAACCCAACCAATTCTAGAAACATCAGAACCTGATACTTCGTAGTAATCCTTCATAATGATTGGTTTGTTGTGGAATGATTTGAATGTAGGTTCGTTAGCACCTCTTGATTCAGTTTTATATGTACCAGTTTCGTCAGCGTAAGACGCTCCTTTACCGTACTCAGAACCAATAACTAATAAAGTTGCTCCACTAGCACTAGTAGCATGACCAGTTAAAGTAATAGCGTCGTAAGCCTCAACTGAAACAACGTTTGAATCTGGAGTTTCAACAACTAAAGCTTTACTAACTTTTCCAGCACTTGCGATAAGTACCATGTCATTAACTCTAATACCGTGCGTTCTACTCGTTGTGCTACCTACCGTTGTATCTCCATCGATATCAGCAATAACAGAAAATGTACCATTAGTATCACCTGCTACCACTACTGTACCCGTGTACGATAAGTGTAATCTTGATTGTTCAGACCATACAACTTGATCAGCTTGCATAGCCTCTTCAGCTCCAACTTGTGAAAGAAAACCAGATATAGTCCTAGGACCAAATACCTCTGCTTCTTTCTCCATTAGATCTGGTAAATATTGTTGTGCCCATCCTGAATTTGTGCCATCCACTAAATCCAGGTAATTTGAAGATAATGTTTGCTTCGCTGAAGCTGGAACACTATTCAAATTATTACCTGCAGTAATTGCCATAATTTTGTAATTTTAAATTATTATTTGTTTTTAATTTTGAACTTAAAATCAGGTCCATCGTCGTTTAGAACTCTCGCGCTAAAACCACTAGTATTCACGTTCTCGACGTGTGCTTGTCTAGGATCCATGTTAACATTTTTAGATTTAGCAAAACTGTCTTTTAAAGCATCAGCCTTACCTTGTTCATAAAAATGACTAGCAACTTGATCTGGGTTCATAGCTGTGAAGAGTCCTTTGTGATAACCTTTAGCATCTTCCATTACTTCATCTTTATCAAGAAACTTTCCTATAAAGTTGTTAATGTCGCTTTGAGTTGTTTTCACCTTGTCAGTATCTTTTACATTAAATCTAAACTTCTTATCTCCAACGTTATATTCAAAACCTTTGAATTTATCGTTAAAAACATTTTCTGTTTTAGATCTAAAAATATTTGACATTTTTTGATTAATCTCTGATCTCTCGTTGTGTTCATTGAAGAATTTAACAGCGTCTCTTTGCTCATCTGTGAGTTTTGATCCGCTTTTAATATCTTCATAGTATTTGGATTTTACACTTTCCAAGTGTAGCTTTGCTTCGGCAACTTGCTCCTTCATCGCTAATTTTTTTCTTTTTACTTCTCGATCTTCGTCCATTTCCTCATCATAAGCGAATGTATCTTCCATGACGAAATCAACTTCGTCCTCTGATAAGTGTGGTTTTGTAGATCTGTAATATTCTTTTAATAAAGTATGATTGTCTAATTCTGAGTAATCTTGATTAAGTGTTAAATAATCGTTTAAATCTCCACCAGTATCTTCCATAAAATTAACTAGTTTCTCGATGTTTTCTGGGAGTTTTCTACTTGTCTCTATAGATTCAACTATAGTTTCTTCTATAGTTTCCGCTACTTCTTCATTAGTTATCTCTTCTACAACTGGAGTTTCTTGTGTTTCTGTTTCCTGTTGTACTTCTTCTTGTTTTTGTGGGGTAGAGGTATCTTCAACGAGTTCAACCACTCCTCCGTCGTCAATAGTGTTTTCTGTAACTTCTTCTTTAACTTCATTTTCTTTTGGTGTTGGTGGTTTATCTAAATTAACCTTTGTTATTGTCTCTCCAACAATCTCAGGTTTCGTTTTCATTTTTGCTTTTACTTTTGTAACGTCACCTTTAGGTTCGTTTACTTTAGGAGCCTCTTCAGCTACTTTTTCTTTTTTCTTTTTTGCCATAATATAATATAATAATAATTAATAATTAGTCTATCTAGGACCAAAGCTAGACATGTCTCCAATCCCACCTGTTATATCATTACCTGATGATTCAAAGTTTTTAGGTGGTTTGTTGTTATTTCTTTGGTCTATGAGTTCACTTTGCTGTGACGCTTGTATTTTTGTTCTTTTATCTTTACGATCTTCTTTTTCTTTTTCCCCTTGTTCTTTTTGATCTGTTTCAACACCCTTCAACTGCATGTTGTATTGGAACTCTTGTTCCATTAATATTTTTTTAACCTCAGCCTCTTGGTACATTTTTTCAATTTCAAATTGAGATTTAGCTTGTTCTATAGAAATAGTTGTTTGCGCTAGCGTTTGTTGTTTTTGCATCTCCATTTGAGCAGAAGCTTGTTGTTGCTGTATGTTAGCCTCAGCTTGAGCCTGCATATTCTCTTGTTGAATTTGCTGGTCTCTTTGTAATTTCTTTTTTCTTTTTATTTTTAAGAGTTGATTTGCTAGTTTAACGTTTTTTATATCTCTTAAATCAATAGCATCTTCAAGCTCGATATTTTGTTGACTTAATGCAACTTGTATATTTTGTTCTAATATAGCTTTTTCTTCTTCGTCTGGAGCTAACTCTATAAATACACCAAAGTCATACAAATGTAATTGACTCATTTCTTTTAAGGTAGCTACGTTGTGCGCTCCGATAGATTGAATAAAGGCGTCTCTAGTTGGGGAATATTCTATAATATCAGATATTCTAAGAGACAAACATTCGGCAACTTCAGAAGTTAAAAAAAGCCCACCTTGTAATATATGTCTTGTTGCTGTGTTAGAATTAGCTGCCGCCATTTTCTGCACACCAACTAGCGATTTTGGATCTGGCATACTACCGTCTCTAGCTTCGTTTAGTCCCGTGACATCTCTTATCATCTGTAGATAGTAGTTATAATTACCTATAAGAGATTGTAATTTTTGACCACCAGATCCAGATTGTATTTCTTGAATAGGCACTTTACCAGGATTCATATCACCCTCTGATGTGAAGCTCCTCCCTATCACGGAACCAGTTTGGAAGAACATGTTTAAAGCTTCTTGTGGATTATAATTTGTTCCATTACCTAAATCTATCTCAGCAAGACCATCTGCGTCTAAATAAACTCCATCAGGAACCATGCGTGACATAACTTGTTGTAACTTCAAATGCGTAAGTTGGATCATGTCTGCGAATCCTGTAATACGTTTTACTAATGAGTCAATTCTACTCTCATACATTCTAGGAGCTACAATAGCATAATTCATCTTAACCTTGGTGTAATCGCTTTTAGGACGCATCATGTTTTTAGACATCTCCCATTTAAGTAATTTTTCAGTTCCTAACGCCAAGGCCCCATCGTATAGGCATTCTATTTTTCTTGATTCTCTACTGAAGTTTTCGCTCTCGTCCGGGTTAAATGAATCGTCTTTTTCTATAGCTTTCTTTCCTCCGCTACTAGATTCTTTTATTTTATAAACTTCACTCATGTAGGTTTTGTAGTTAAAGTACAAAACTTGTATCTTGTTTTTATCGCCGTTGTCTTCGTCTTGATATCTAGCGGTTTTTCCGTTATTTTTATCTGTTATTTCTTTTAAATCTTCATTAGTTAAATGTGGAAATTGTTTTATTAATTCGTTTACTGGAATTGTTTTAACTTCTCCCACATAGTAAATATCGTCAAAATAAGGAGAATCCGTATGAGAATAAACTAAATTAGCGGGATCAACATAGTCAATAACAACGCCCTCAGATGTGTTAAAAGAAGTTTTTACAGCGCCTATTCCTAAAACAGTGAGA